AAACAGATAATTCTGAATGTGATTCACAAGGCATATACCATACCTTATCACCTTCTATATGTTCGTGATGACCAATACATCCCATTTCTTCTGCTGCAGCTTCTGCTTCTTCTTTAGTTTCATAAACCTTACTTCCGTCTATTTCCTTTAATTCAACTGCCATTTTAACTCCAGTTTCTTCTTCTATTTCTTCATCACTTTGTACACTTCTATCCACATCAGTAAATTCTAATGGTTGTAACGTGATAAAGTATAGGTTTAAGGCAATATTATTGTAAGCAAGTATTTGGTCAAAGGAATCTATTAAAAGTTCCTGAAAAGGTCTTATAACCGTGTTGTCCATAAGCAAAGAAGCTGTCTTAATTTCTTCAGCATTATTTCCAAGACCAGTTGAATCTTTTATTCCAAGTAGCATTGGACTAACAACTCTATGAGCTACTAATACTTTGCTTTGGGATTCATCACTTAAAAATTGATATTGATTGTGTGCATCACTTAATTGAACAGGTGTTATTTCTGCTTGTGCATCTTTATTGTCATTAAAAGCTAATATAAATTTACCTGCATTACTTGAACCACTAAATTTTTGTGCTATACGTTGTTCTATTAATTCCCTTTCTTGTGGGTTTGGTGTTCCGTTATTAAAGTTGATTAACATTGAAGGACTTAATCCATTCATTATGTTATTTAAGTGATAATTAGATATTTCTTCTTCTAATTCACAATATTGTAAACCCCCTTGATAATCTACAGGAGAATAGTAATAAAATCCAGCTTTGTATGGTTTAACATAGTATATTTCAATGTTTTCTTTTGAAGTTCCATAAGCAGGTATTCTTAATGGCTTATCAGATGGTCTTAATTTAGTCCAATCTTTAAAATAATAATAAGCAGGTATTTCACCTTCTTCATTACATTTTTCAGCTCGTAAAGTTTCAATAGGCATATGCTCAATTTGTGCAATTCTTGATCTATCTTTTGAATAGATAATTTGCATAGCACATTGACCCATAAGCTTAAGGTCATAACTTAATTTTCTAACTACATCTTTTCTTAATAATGTAATCATTTCTGCGTATTGGTCTGGCTTTCTGTTTGAATCTGTAGCCCCTAATCCTTTACCATAGATTTGTTGGCTAATACCATTAATACAAGCGTTGTTTGTAGGGCTTCCATTATACCTATCTATAAGGAATTGAAAGTAATTATTATCTTCACCGTATTCTATCCAGTCTTGATTAGCTATTTCTAAAACTAATGGACTTGTATAAGTGCTTAAATTAACAAAACTAACTTCAGATTTTGAGCCTTTAGCAAATTGCCCTAAATTATTTCTTTTTCTATTTTTCATATTACTATGTAATCGTTGTTGTAAGAATTATCTGTAATATATTGACCTTTATTAAGGTTATAATATAAACTATCCATTTGATCTATTTCTTGATCAGTACAGAAAACTCTATCTTTATATAACACTTCTATGTTTGTTGTGTCTATATTCCATAATTCATTATATAATTCCCAAAGAAAATAATTACTATTCCAAAAGTTAGGGTCTGAATATAATCTTATATCATAAAAATGACCTTCAACCAATACAGGATTTAACGCTGTACCAAACGCATTTGTAAAATTTAAATAATTTCCTGATGTTGTAGCGTTTGTAATCTCATACGATGTGGTTACATTGGTGCTATCATCTCTAATGGATAAAGCAAATTGATCCACATACGATCTAGGTATTACAGATAAGCTTTGAGCAAGTAAAGATGTGGTTAATACAATCATTTTATATATAACGTAAATAAAAACTTATTTTGTACAAATGTTATTGCAAAAAAAAAGCACCCATATAGAGTGCTTAAATTTTAACATCATTTTAAATTATGGTGTTGGGTTAATTTGTAATACATCTGCTACAATTAATCCATCACCTAAAAAGTATGGAGCTGTTTCTTCCATTCCTTCCATTGTAAGTGTGAATCCAGATAGATCACCAGCAGCAGCACCTGTTACAGTAGTACCACCTGTACATTCCATTCCGTTTTCTAATCCACAAAGGAATTGATTTCCATAATAATCTTCAACAACACAATACGGTCTACCAACTGCAAGTATTTGCAATTCGTTTTGCGTTTTAGCGTCAAGATAAGTTAAAGTTAAGTTTAACGTTTGAGTGTAAAAAGTTGTTCCATTTTCTCTACTACTTGTAACAGCAGTTTCTAAAGATGAATTTCCTTTTACATCGTATTCGTACCAATCAGGTTGAGTTCCAGTTATTGTTGAAACCTCACCGTCAGCACCTACCACAACAGCAGTAATACCTCCAAAATCTCCAAAGAAAACTTTTTTAATACCACCAAATGCCGATTTACACGGTAGACTTCTTCCAGTTGTTAGTGCACAAGCCATAGTTTATATTTTATTTATTAAAAAAGGGTAAGTAGGCAAATACCCACCTACCCTTATTTTTGGTTAATTTAATTTATTAAGAATAAAGAACTATGTCAGTTCCAATTCCGTACTGAACTCCAGCAGTAAATCTCATTATTACTCTAACATTCTTTGAACCATCAAGGTCAGCCATATCAATTAGCTTAACAAGGTTATAATCTGACATCAATCCAGTTCCGAAGTAAAGGTTTGATTTTTCAGCAGCAACCATATGATCGTTTGGTAATCCATTAGCAATAAAGATTTTTACACCATCGATAGAAAGGTTTTCTTGACCTCCGAACCAAAGTGTTCCTTTATTGTCAATACCTCCTGCAACACCACCACCTTGTGCGTTTGTGATAGCAGAATAACCTCCTAATGCTCTAACGTATGCTTTAGCAACGTTTTGAGATACATAGATATAAAGATCATCTTTACCGTAAAGTGTAGAAGGAATAGCATCAACTACTTTACCTAATTCAGCAATAACGTTAGCCGAATCAATAGCAGTACCTACTACATCAATTACATCTGCATCTGCAGTCATTAATGGAACAAATCCATCAAAAGAACCAGCAACAGCGTTAGCACCATTCCAAATGTTTTGTTCAGTTGATTGAGCAACTTCTTTAGCTACGTGAGCAATTAAGAAAGAAGCAAAATCAGGAGGTAAGTTATCAAAAGCTGAATAGCCCATAGATACTGCACCCCAGTCAGATTCAAAAGGTGTTTTACATAATTCAAGGTTAACTTGAAATTGTTCTGGCTGTATAATTCTTTCAGTAAGTGTTACAGACCCAGCATTTGTGAAATCACAAGATTCATCTCCAATTAATCCAGAAGTAGCTACCTTTTTGATAACTTCTTTAAACTTTACGTTTGGTTTAATTTCAATAGCACCTTGACTTAATGTGTTACCACTTAATAAAGCAGCAGCGATATACTTACCTGCAAATTCTCCAGCATAAGTAGTAGTAATAGTTGGTTGTGGCATAATTTAAATTTTTATTATTTAGTAATTTGGTTTAATATTAAATCCATTGTTGATGGACGCCTTTTAGGACTTATTTTAAAGTTTTGTTTAACTGAAGATTTTCCTTCAGGATTGTGTCTAATTGGAGAAGCAGCAGGTTTAGATAATTCTTCTTTTAAATCTTCGTTTACTTCTTCTTTTATTTCTTCGTTAAATTCTTCCTTGATAGTTCTTGATTTAGGTTGTCTTGAAACTTCGTCTTGTTCCATTTCAACTTCATCTTCTTTCATATCTTTTTCTCCTACTTTAGATTTAAGATCAGAAATTGCATCTTCAAGATTCTTAATTCTTTTTTCCATACCAGCCCAATCTTCAACTGCAGCTTCGTCATCTTCTTCTAAATCTTCTGTTTCATCTTTAACATCTTCTTCAGCTTCTTCTTTTTCTGGAGCTTCGTCAGATACTTCTCTAACGTCTGCAATCAATCCTTCTTCTTCAATAACAACAAGTCTACCATCTTCAAGTAAATATTCACCTACTGGCATAGCTACTTTTTGGTCATCTGTAAGAATGAAAATTTCTTTACCTTTTTCAAATGATTCTGCTTCTACACGAGTACCATTCTCTAATTTTTGTTCTTCAAGTTTTACTTCAATATTTAGAAGCGTCTTGATTTGTTTTAACATTTCTGTACTTTTCATAATTATTTATATAACGTTATTAATTTATTTTTTTGCATTTTCAAACTGTTCTGGATATAACTCCAATGCCTTGCGCCCATAAAGAACCATCACAACATTTTCTTGAATAAGTATTTTTGTCTTTACAGAAACAAGCACGACTTGAACCTTTAGGGCTTGAACGACTTGGAAAAAAGTTTTTTAATCTACTCATTAATTAATTCTTATTCCTTTTAATTTATCTATATTTTTTTGAGATATTTTAATTCTTTCTTCTATTCTGTTTCTACTTTCATCTAAATCATCAAGAACACCAAATGTAGATCGATTAATTCCTATTTCTTTTATAGCTTTATCTAATTTAGGAGAAATACTATC